CCAATTCTACATTCTCCATCCACACATACACGACTAGTGCAATACTAGTAGGTGTAGCTGAGGCTGATTTTGGTTGATTTATCGAATTTATATACAATTTCCCGAGCCCAACAGCGTCATCAAAAGATCCTGTATCCGGGATGACAAGTGGCGACTTATTAAACAACCGTATCATAGGTTGTGTATTTATATATGCACACTTAATGTCTACAGGTTTATTATCTGTGATTTGTATATTGCATACACCGGGTGCTTGTGATAAATAACTAAGGGCTTGGAATCGACCTACACCAGATAATTGAGGTTCTAAAAATTTTAGGTTCTCGTTCTCCGATGCAAATGGTTGATAGGAAACCTGAACAACACCATAATGAAATGGCGATGCAGAAAAAGCTATTCGTACCATTAAGTCTCCTCGTAAATATGCGTAATTTCGCAACTTCGATCTAACTGAAGGGTTAGAAAGGTAAGCGTCCCACAAATCGACCACGTAAGTGAGATCTGTATTAACAGGAATCTCTGCAGTAGTTAATGTAATAGGGCGAGACAAGAAGTTACCCATATTGAGCAGATTGGTTTGCCCAACGTCCATATCAAATGATTCGCCAGTATCTTTATAGTCCGGATCCTCTCCAGCCATATCCATGAGATTCTCGAAAACATCAGTGGTTCCTCCATCTTGAAGTTCCCCTGATTCAGTACGAGGGAAACATAAGTTGTTTGTAGCTGAGATATTCTTCAACTTGTCAATTGTCAAAGCTATAGATTTTTGCTTATTATTAAGTAACATGTACTCTTCACACGCTTCTTTTAGTGTGGGTAAATTGTACATGACAACAGAATGTTTTACCTTACGCCAATCCGCCCCGTTTAAAGGGTCCTTCATCTCATTGAGAGTTTCTTTTAAAGTGAGTCCCTCCTCTCTAAGGGTCCTCAAGTAGTCTTCTCGACCAAGTTGTTTTGTATTTGCAAACCTTGTATAAGATCCGATCGTTGGTTCAGACGATTGGAAATGTTGAGCAGTGTTTTTACTACTTTGAGTAATATTGTATAGAAGGATAGTTGTATCTGTGAGTGCTCCGCTCTCAGTTACTACTTTCATATCATCTTCTAGTGGTTCTTCCTCTCCGACCACATCTACAAGGAGACATTCTTTATTGTCCATTTCTGGATCTTCCAAGAGACTATCACGAATTGATTTAAAATCACTTAAAGTGATTTCATGACCTACATAAATGGCATAACACCGCTCTAACTCTTCACGTATTAGATCGTGCTCACGTTCTTTACAATGAAAGAATAATTCACGGACAGTCGATGATAGACTCTGAAATAATTGTTCTTCTACACTAATAGTCCCAGACGGAATGTACCATGTTAAGGTTCTTCCTATAGAGTCTAGAGACAATGGTGCAACAATCTTGTTCATACCAGTGTGAAACACGAATTTCCGTTTAAGAAAAGACATATCCTCCACTGGCACAAATGGTTCAACTATGTCATCTTTATCAGTGCTAGTAAAAACAACACCGACTTCATCAGAACATAGTCTTGAATAAGTAATATTATTATAATATTTC